TCAATCGCGCATCCAGCGGTAAGCCCGAACGTCAAGATCAGCGCGATCAGCGTTGCGAATCTCATGGCGGGTCTCCTTGGCAGTCTGCATTGCCCGGATACGGGCATCCGCCTTCCGTATTGCCAGATCGGCCTCGGCTTGATGGCGACCGTGTCGGATCAGGGCCCAGATCGCAAAACCGATTGCGGCAGCCAACGCGCCCCAGAAAGCCGCGCGTCGACCAAGCCCCGAGAGCGCCATTGTGATGAACACACCCATCACGGCGTTTTCCCGATGCGGTGGTCTTCAATCCGGGCGCTGCGCGCCTTCATGGCATAGATGATGACCCCGACGAACACGGCCACACCGACCCACGGCAAGGTTGCCGAAAGCCAGCCCTCCAGCCCAAGGATGCCAAACACCCGATCCGCCAGCGCCCGGGCCCCTTCTGCCTCAGTCACAGCCGGAGCGATCTGCGCACCGACGGTGCCGATCGCCCCAAGCGTTCCGAGCCCGATCTGGGCGTTGGCGGCCGTGACGATCCGGCTCTCGGCCGGGACCCCTGCCCCACGTTCGGGCGCAACCTGCCTCGGCGAGGCCGACGCAAGCGCCTCGGTGAGCGCTACATCGATGATCGGCACCAGCGGCAGGCTGCTATCATCCCTGAAGGCAAGGATTGCGCTACGCGTGCGCGGCCCCATGATGCCGTCGGCGAGGCCCACCTCATGATAGCCCAGTCTGCGCAGGCGCGCTTGCACCTCGCGAACGGACAGGGTGACGGCCGGGGCCACGTTGCCCGCCCGACGCACGCCGAGCAGCTTGGAGACCGGATAGCGCTTGATGTTCACGGCATCCGACTGGTTGCCACCAAGCCCCCAGACCCAGGCGCCCTCGATGCGGTCAATGAAGAACACATGGCCCTGCCAGCTGGATGTGCCCCGCGGGATCACGCCAATGTCGCCCGGCTGGGCCTCGGCCACCTCCACCGGCACGCCCCAATTCAGATAGGACCGCGCGGTCAGCTTCCGCGTCGATCGGATCCCCGCGCGCTCCAAGCAATGCCCCACAAAGGCTGCGCACCAGGCAACGCTATCATGCTCGACCCAGTCATGGCCGACAGAGGCGTACATTTCCATGACGACCGGGTTGTTCTCGGGTCCCGGGGCCTCAACGGTGCCGATATAGGTCTTGGCGATATCAAAAGGGGTCATAGCGATCTCCATGCGCAAAGCCGCCCGCAGATGCGGGGCGGGATGCAACATTCAGGGTTTCAGGGGATGTAGTGGGCGTGGGGCGGTCAGCGCCGCGTCAGGCCAGCATGAGCCAGGAGGCCAGCAGGCCGATGATCGACGAGACGGTTCCCGCGATCGCGAACCCGGCCAGGACGATCTTGCGCATGGCCTCGGTTGCATCTTGATGAGCCTGGTGCCGGGCCTCCTGCGCGATGTTGTAGACCTCGTTCTGGTGCACCTGCTTTGGCAGGCCGCTCAGGGCAGCGCCGCCGGTTTCCAGACGCACCAGCCGCGTGATGAAGTCCTGCACCAGCGCCGACGTCTCCTTGCGATGCTCTTTGGCGTCGGTCAGCTCGGCTTCGATATGGCGCAACGTGCTGCGTATCGCTGCGATTTCAGATCGCAGATCGTTATCTGTCATGGGCTTGCGCCTTCTTGTCATATGTATGTTTCGCGAGGTCGGCGCGGCGCTAGCGGTCGTCAGAGCCAGCCCCGTCCTGCGGCTGCTTGAGGTCCAGCGTCGTCACAAATCCGCCCGCGCGGGTGTAGCTGTGGGTTACCGTTTCGATGCGATACGCACCGTCGATTCCGGGCCGGGTGCCAGCGACGATGCACAGCCCGTCCGGGATGGCCCCTGTGTTACCCTCGATGCTGACTGTGCCCTCACCCTGATCCCGCTCACTGGTCGCCTTGTCGCTGTCGGTCTGCTGATCAGTCTCGAAGTCCCAAGGCTTCGCAAATCGAAAAGCATGGAGCGCGCTCACATCGAGGTCGATCGCTCGATCCGCCAAGTTCCACGCCGCACCGATCATGTCATACCAGCGCCCGCGCGTGACGTTGAATTGGGGCCTTCCAAGCTGCGGCGCGATATCCCAATGGTGAAGGTTCTCGCCCCAAACCGCCCTGATAAACGCCGTGTAATTGCCATTCCGCTTTGACAGGATCGCGGTGTCGCCCACGATGCGGAAGTTGCCCCCGACCTCGCGGGCGATCCGCTCGCCCATGTGAATGAAGCTCTCGTCACGCATCTCAAAATAAGCGCGCGACAGTCCAGCGAGCGCAGGGTCCACGTCAACGTTCGGGATACCCGCGTAAGCGGCGGCATCGGACAGGATCGCCGATATTGTCGTGACGTCCCAATGCCGCTGCTGCCCCTCTTTCGGCTTGCGTGTGGTATCCATCCCCTTCGCCGTGATCGTGAGCCTGCGGCCGCCACCCCGGCTGCCCGTGGATTTGACCTCATCAACCGTGCCGGTAAATATGTTGCGGAGCCCGTCTTCCTCCCAGCCGAGCGCGACCGTCACCTTGGCCCCCTTCCTGGGCAGGATGATGCGCGCCTCGGTATCATCGACCTCAAGATCAACGCTGTCTGTGTGCGTCCCTACCTTGTCCGAAACGCGGATGCCGATCAGGACCGGCTCCAGCTGCGGGGTGATGTTGGTCCCGCCAACCGTCACTTCAAATAGCGCGCGCTTATACGACATGCCTCGTCACCACAGCTTGATTGGGTCTTGCCACACGCGCGGGCGTGGCTGCGGTATCGGCAGGCTGAACACAGTGCCGATGGGAAGAAACTGGCCTAAATCGGCCAGCCCCGGGTTTTCGTCATAAACGCGCTCAACCAGCCCGGGCATGGGCCGCCGAAACCGACGCCAGACGATCAGCGAGAGGGTCAGATCATCACCCTCCACAGTCACTTTCTCGATCACGGCTTTCATATGAACAGGTCCACCAGTGATGCAAAATACTGACCCGCCGACGGCTTGTCAGTGCGCTTTACCTTGATATCAAACTCGATGACCTTCCCGACGCCATCCTTGTCGAGATAAGTTGAATTTTCCGACACGCTCAGGATCACCACCCAGCCCATCAGAACGCCGTCGCCGCGCATCAGGTATTGTGGCCGCCCGGACAATCGCGCGTCATAGAGCAATTTAAGCTCGTCCATCCCCCCGAATTTCCCCGGGTATATTTTGCCCTTGATCGTCCAGCTTTCCGGCCCTTCGCCGACATACTCAAGCGGAGGCCGCACCCCGAGGACTGGCTTCTCTGCGAAGCCCGCCTCATGGCCGTGGCCGTATGCGTGGGTGTTGAACGGGATCACCTGAAACTGCACTGGCCCGAGAACCATTATCATTTAGGCATCCTCCTACGCGAAGCGCATCGACGTGTCCGCAAAGACGCCCCGGAACAATTCTCTCACTTCACTACGCATGACGTCGCGCATCTGCGAAGCAATCTCCCCCGCATCCTCGGCCCGTGTATTGTGGAATTGGAACTGCGGCGCGAAGTGGATCGTCGCCCCGGTCAATGCCGGGGCCAAGCCGTTCGCGTGGACGTATCCATCTCTCTGCGCCGTGATCAACTCCGGCCCGTCCTCGCCCACCAGATAGTTGCTCCCGCGAGAGATGGGGCCGCCACTGGCCCGTGCGCCATCAATTTGCGGCACCGATGGCGGCGCAGATGCCACCGCGCCGCCCTCGACCGCAGCCATTTCAGCGCGGAGTGTCCGCACGCGGTCGAGTGCTCGGTCGATGGAGGTGGTGTCGATCTCGGGTGTGGTGTCCGTTTCCCCGAGAATCCGCAGCGCCTCTGTCACTTCGTCCGCACGTTCACGCCCAGCCTGCAGATCGCCTTCGACCGCGACCAGCTCATCCTGCAGCCGCCTCAGGTCTGCCTGCAAGGGTGCGGCCAAGCTGCCCCCCATCGGCCCGTTCTGATCGATCTGATCAATCTGCGCCTGCACGCCAGCCATTTCACCGCGCAAGAGTGCGGCATAGTCTGACAACTCGTTGAGGTATTCCGACGTGGGCAGGTCGCCAGCCTGCCGGGCAGACAAAAGGGTTTCGGCAGCCGCACGCTGATCTGTGGGTAATGCGTCGATTGCCTGCTGGCTTGGCGGCGCTGGCATGGACGGAGGCGTCACCTCCTCTTCCCCCATCATCCAGCGCAGCCAACGCGGCGGCTCGCCAAAGCTGATCATGCTGGACAGATCAATGCTGCCGATCGCGTCGATGATCCTTCCGGGGATGCCTGTGAGCCAAGCCACGAACTCGTCAAACTTCGCAACCGCGCCGTCCCAGATGGACTGGATCATGCCGCGACCAGCCTCGAGCAGATCGCCCGCCATCTCGCCCAGCCGGGCAGGCATGCCGGTGAACCAGCCAATGATATTCTCGGTGACTTCCCGCGCCCGTTCGGTGATCTGGGCGATGTCTTCCTCGGACAGAGTCTCGCGGGTGAACAGCCCCGACAGCAACGCGCCAAGCCCCGACAGCTTGTCCCGCACCCAACCCCAGGCTGCACCGAACCCATCGACCAGAGGCGTCAGAAAGGACAGCTTTTCACCGACCCAATCGAGACCTGGTTGCAGCGCTGCGCTAATCGCCTGACCCACGCCGGTGAAGATCGCGCTGATCCGGTCCCAATACCGCCAGATGGCAATGCCAGCCGCAGCCACAGCAGCAGCGACCAGTGCGAACGTGCCCCAGACCGGGGCCGAAATCGTGGCCACGGCCGCGCCGATAGCGGCAATGCCCGACGACAATGCACCGACGCCCGGAATGGCCAGTGCGATCCCGGTGAGCCCGGCACGCAATGTGCCAAGCGTGCCGAGGGGCTGGCCAGACATGGCCGCCAGCGCAGATTGCAATCCGATCATGGAACTTGACGCTGCGCGCGCGCCAATTGCGGCGCGCCCGATGGAATTATAACCGGCCGCAATCAGCGAAAGAGCACCACCACGGCCCAATAGCCCCGCGAACCGCAGCGCCGCCATGGCCCCCTTGAACGCGATCACCGCCGCGGTCGCTCCGACGACGGCCAGCGTCACGTCTGGATATGCATTTGCCAGATCGGCCAGACGGGTGATCAGGGGCCCGACCGCATCCACCAGTTGTGAGATCGCGGGCATCAGCGCGTTGCCGATGCTGATCTGCAGCTCGGTCAGGACGTTCTGGAAGCGCTGCATGTTGGCTTGGAACGTGGTGTTCCGCGCCTCAAACTCAGCAAAGGCAGACCCCGCATAGGTTGCGCGATCCCCGACCATGCCGAGCGTTTCCTCGACCAGCCCGAGATTGGTCAGCAGCGGGCCAAGGGCGCGCGCCTCATTGCCAAAGAGCTGCGACGAGATCGCCGCGCGCTGTTCCGCTGGAAGCTGGCCGATGCGCCGCAGCACGTCGATCGTGGTCTCGACCGCGTTTTCCTGCATGGACCGCGCGGTTTCTTCCGCGTCGAGCCCCAACTCCTTGAACGCACTGCGCTGGGATTTGGTGGCCGCTGCGCCCTTGGTCAGCGCCGCGCCCATGTTGCGGAACGACGTGGCGGCCACTTCGCTGCGCGCGCCCGCGGCAAGCATCGCGGAGGCAAAGGCCGAGGTTTGCTCGGCCGTGAAGCCGAACATGGTCGCCTGTGCGCCGACCCGCTGGACCACGTCCAGAATATCGGCCGCGCTCGAGGCCTGGCTGTTGGAGAGGTGGTTCATCGCATCTGCCAGCGACACCGTCTCGTCGATGGTGAGCCCAAGCGCCGTCATCAGGTTGGCCATCGAGCCACCCGCCTGCTCGGCGCTGATATCAAACGCCACGCCGATCCGGGCGGCAGCATCGGTGAAGCGGATCAGGTCCTGCCCGGCAATCCCGGCCTGACCCGCCGCCGCGGCAATGTCCGCCAGACCGTTCACCGCAATGGGAATGTCGCGCGACAGGGCGAACAGGTCCTGCTGGAACTGCGTGAAGGCTTCCGGCGTGGGGAAGTCGACCACCTTGGCCACATCGGCCATCGCGCTCTCGAAATCGGCGGCCGCCTGGATCGGGGCACCGATCGCTTGGCGCAGCGCATAAAAGCTGGCGACAGCATCCACGATCCCGCCGCGCGCAGTTGCCAGCGCCCGATCGTTTCGGGTGATCGCGGCGTTGAGCCTGTCCCCGAAGGTGATGGGCTGCCCATTGCTCTCCCGGACCGTGTTGGAAATGCCCGCCAGCGCATTGGTCGCGCGGCGGGCAGGCCCGGTTACCCGGTCGAGAAGCTCGATGACCAACTGGGACGTAAGTGTGGACATGGGTCACCTCATCTTGGTGGCGAGCGCAATACGCTGCGCTTGCGCGTGCCAAAGCACCACCTCGGACCACTCCATCTCCTCAAAGGCGGTCAGGGGTGTGTTCAGCCAGTGGGCAGTTTCGGCAACGACCGACCGCCAGGAGCCGAAGCCGTGCCCTTTGGGAAAAAATCAGCGATCACCTCGGAGATCGCCGTGAAGTCGTCGGTGTCGAGCTCCTCGATCACATCGACCGGATAGCCCGTCAGCGTCGAGGCCATGACGATGCCCTGATCCAGACGATCGGTGACGCCGTCGAGTGCCGCAGTCATCCGCTTGAGGTCTTTGACCTTTGGCTTGGAAATGCGGACTTCAGCAATCTCCCTGCCCTCGAATGTCACTGGCACAGAAAGCTGGACTGTTTTCGTCCTGGAATCAGACATGGGTCACCTCAAAAGCCATTGGGAATGCGCAGGATTTGCCGCTCATCCGCGTTTTGCGACACGCCGTCCACACGCCAGTCGGACGTGAAGAAATCCCAATAGTATTTCTCGCCGCCATCATAGTGCAGCTCGTAGTGCAGGATTTCCTGAATGGCATAGTCGTAGCCCATCAGGTCGCCGCGCTGGAAGGCGTCTGGCGTGACCTTGCCGAGACGGCCCTCAAAGACCGCCTTCGCCTCAAGCAGGGTGCCTTCGCGCTTGTCGCGGATCGAGCCATATGCGGTAAACTTCCGCCGCGCCCGCGCCCCAAGGCCAAACTTGGACATGACGTCCGCGTCCCACCCTGCCAGCTTGAAGCCCGCCTCAAGCTTCTGGATGCCGAGAGAAACCTCGACCTGCAGCAGAGACCCGCCCGGATGATGGTCCTGGGTGATTTCCTGCAGGTTGGGCATCTGCAGTTCGCTCAGCGTCAGGTGCTTGCTCTTCGTCGGGTCCTCGTCGCCGACAAAGAGGTTCGCACCCTCCATGATGAAGATATTGCTCATGTCTCTTTCTCCGAGGTTGAGTGGGGGTGTTTAGCCGGTGATCGTGCCGATCTGCGCGAGCAGATCATCGAGCAGGGTATCCAGCGCCGGTCGATAGCGCGCCGACTGAATGCCGAGGTAGCGAAGCACGGGCGCTTCCTCTGCCGCGAAGTTGACGGTGAAGCGGCCCTGACGCAGTTCCTCCGGGCTGTTCTGATCACGCGTGAACTTGATCTCGAAGCCCAGAATATCGCCGTCCGCCTTCAAGCTGCGCATCCCGCTGTCCATCGTATTGAGAACCGCCTGGATCGTCTGACCCGTGATGTTGAACCGGCCCAGATAGAACCGCAGGGTGCGCAGCAGCATCAGGTGGATATAGTCCCGCCCGCGGGTGACGTTGTAGAAGCGCCACAGATCATCTTCGCCCGCGTTGTCGGTCCCGACATAGACATACCCGCCCGACGCGATGGCGCTCTCCACGCCCATTTCGCCGCGCAGGATCACGCCCACATTGGCCGCCAGCAGGCGCTGGCCTTCGGTCGCGCCGTCGGTCAATGAAAATCCAATCGAGCGCGATGGCCCGAGGATGCCTTGGATCGGCTGGTTCGCCCATGAATGGAACGGGCGGCCCTGCTTTTCGTGGTCCCGGCGCACGCCGATGCCAATGATCGCCGGAGAGGCAGGCTGGACAACGATCATGCCATCATCCAGCACCTTCACCGCCGGATCGACCGGGATCAGGCGATCACTGCTGATCGTCTCGCGCCAGTCAATCGCCGCCTGCTCGGTTGTCGCCGGGCCGTCCACGACCGCGTGGGCGAGCAACTTCTCGCAGATCGCCGGAAGCGCCGCGCAGACCGGGTTCGCGAATTGCGGCGTCGATTGCTGCGACGTATAGCCCGGGGCCATCAGGAGGCGGGGGATCACGCCCAGATCGGTCCCTGCTGTCAAGAAGGCCGAGAGGCCGGTGTTGATCTGATTGCCCACGATATTGGCAATCGTCGCGTCCGCATCGACGCCTTCGGCCACCCGCACCACGACGACCTTGGCCGCAACCTGGAACTCGCCAAGCTGGTTGTTGACCAGCTGCAAAGCGTCAAGCAGCGTGCCCTCTTCGCCGAGATAGCCCAGCTTCATCGCGTCGTCCGAATACATGAACACCGGAGTATTCAGCGGGAACGGCTCGTCCAGCCCCCCGGTCAGCTTGGTCGCGGCCTTGGCTGCCATGACTTCGCTGCCGTCACCGCCGGAGGCATAGCCGACCGCCACGATAACATCGGCGCCCGCGTCGCCCTCAATCGCATCGAGTACGTCTGTTGCGGTAGAGGTGATCTCGCCGCCCGCATCCGTCGCGAGCGATACCACAATCGCGTAGTTGGTCACCGTGACGGCGATGGCCTCAGAGTTCGCCGCCGGGTTGACTAGCGCGAGGCTGATGTTGTTGCCCGCCGCGCCCTCCGTCTGAGCGGCCACAGTCAGGCCGCTGTTGCCGATGCCGAAGGTGCCGCTGGCAGCAATCGCCGCCTGGGCTTGCGGTACCGTGCCAATCAGGCCAACCACCGACATATCGGACCAGACCGGGGGGCGTGGCTCATTGTCAATCCGCGTAATGCTGATACCGAAGGTAGGGTCAGACATGTCTCATTTCTCCATAAAAGAAGCCGCCGACAATACGTCGAGCGGCTTGGGGGATTTTCAGGGTTTAGGGGGAGGGTAGAGCTAGAACGACAACTCAGGGGTCGTTATGTCCAGATCGGATTTCGTGTCGCTCGAAAGCAGCACTTCAAAAACAAGCGCGGGGGCGCTTTCGGTGACCGGCTCACCAAAGAACTTCACGCTCCTGACATAGCCGCCCGCACCATCGGACACCGCGTCGGAAACCTGCACGTCCCGCACCAGATCGAGCGTGATCTTCTGTGAGACGATGTTGAAATTTGAGTTCGTCATCCTGGCCTCCGATTTAGTTCGTTACTCGTTCTGCGCGGCGAGCCGCGCTACCCGTTGCGGCTGTAGCTTGCCGTCGCCCGGAGAGAAGCCGCGCTCCTTTTGCAGCCGCTCTATCAGGCGGGCGCGCACCACGCGCGCGCCCGCCTCGCCACCCGGAACCTTTGGATCGACCAGCGCAAAGAGATCAACAATCAGCCCCCACAACAGGCCGCTGCCTGCCGCGCCGAGTATCGCGCCATCAACTTCGTCCGCAATGTCCGACGCGATCTCCTCATCTGTCTTTTTGACCACGCGCCATTGATGCTCCCAAACGCGCTTCTCAACTTCAGTAGGGTGCGCGTCCTGCACCACCTTCTCTCGGAATGTGGTCTCCGGGATTGCAGCCGGGCGCAGTATATCAAGGCTAGCGCCCAGCACCTTCAACTCGGCCTGCGCGGTGGCCGCGTCCGGGAACGCTCGCTTGGTTTTCGGGTCATAGATCATGATCCGTCGCTCGCTTCTCAGGTCGGTCATTTTACTGCCTCGATTGTCAGGACCGCCGATCCGCCAATTTTCCTGATGTGGAAAAGGAACGTCTCGCCCGGCCCGGTGGTGTAGGGATCGCCGTTCACTTTGTCGAAGCGTGAAACGTCGATCTGGCGCACCCTCTTGCCATTGATCACCTCAATGACGATCTCGCAACTCCCCGGCGCAGTGGGCGGGTCAATACGGATGCGCCCCTCGACGATCATGGTTTTCGTGTTGGCCTCCCCCTTATCACTCGCCTCCGGGGTAATGACGCCCTCAGACACTAGGCCGAGGTCTTGGTCCTTCGTCCGGTATCCCGCCGTAAGGACCGCAGAAACATTCCGCTTCAAGATACGTGGGTCCGCTGGCTCCCCGCCGAGGGCTGCGAGCGCCTTTGGCGCGTCTCTGACGTCTGACAAGTTATGCTTTGCCAACAGAGCGCCGGGGGGAAAGAGGTTGTCGGATAGTCTCATGGTAAACTCTCCACATAAAGATGCACCGAAAGCGTCGTGTCGGCTCCGGTAATATCTCGGCCCTCGCGGAATTGCAGGTCGCTGGGGTCTCCTGAGAGCGTCCTGATCGGCCCCCGAAGCCAGAACACGTCCCCATTCTGCACGGGCGAAGACGTCTCGGTGTAGACCACGTCACCCCCCGAGAATGGGCTTAACCCACCAGTGCCGCCGCTAGGCGTAGGCCCGTTGTCCTGGCACCAATATCCATCTGTATTCGCCGATTGAATGTTGAACCACGACGGCACCTCGTCATAGTCCAGTCCGACCGCCGCTTCGCCTGTTTGCCAGCCGGTCGTGCTGCCAAAGTTCCAGACGACGTCGTCAAAAGCGACCGCATCAATCTGAACGTCGTTCAGGTAAACCGTCCCCGTCGTGCCGATCTCAACCCGGAAAACCGGCCTGGCCGTGACGCCCGCAAAGGCCGCCATATCAACAGACTGAACGGTCCATTCATCGCTCGGCCCGGTCAACGTCAGAAGCGAGGGAGACAGGCCAAGGCCGAGCGGCGGTGCCTCTGGCTCAGGCAGGGGCGGTGGAGACGGCCAGATAAAACCATCCCCCCAAAGGATCGTCATGCCGCCCTGTCCGCCATTGCCTCCCCTGGAATTACTCATCTCTCCATCCATGTTCTGGCCGCCGCCGCCGCCACCGCCAAATGCGCCGCCGCCGCCGCCGTCTTCGCGATTAAAACCGCTGCCGTCGGAGCCACCAGAGCCGCCGAGGCCGGGAACATTTTCGAAGTCCGCCTCGGCAGCAGCGCCGTTAGCGCCTAGCCCTACAAGGCCGACACCGCCGCCACCTGCGCCGCCGTCCGACGCCCAAGACCCCGAAGACGCGCTAGTAGGGGAGCCGGTGTTCTCGGTTCTTTCGCCGCCCGTGTATCCGGCGGCGGCACCACCGCCTGCCCCTGCGCCGCCGCCCTGCCCCCGTCCGCCATCCGCCCCAGGAATTTTAACGTCCCCAACGGCGGAAGACGTCTGGTTTCCTTCGCCGCCACCGTGAATATTCTCGCCACCCCTGCCTCCGACAGCCCTCAACAGATAAGTGCCGCCGCGTTTAAGCCATGTGTCTCCCCCAGGAGCGCCGTCGTCGCCAGCGCCCCCGCCGCCCCCTTCGCCGACATAAACGCCAAGACTTTCGCCCGGCGTAACGGGGATATTGTTTCTGTATGACAACGCGCCGCCCTGCCCGCCGCCAGCCCCAGAAAAATTGCCGGTATTCACGCCCCCGCCGCCAGCGCCTCCACCGGCCACGCCCAGAACGCTGATGCTACGTACGCCCTCGGGGACCACAAACGTGCCCGTCCCCACGCTGGTCAGGGTGGCTGCCCCTATAGGAGGCTCGCTGCCGCCTTGAAGCAAAAGCTGGAGAATACCGCTCATTATGAAACATTCCCTTGCGCCGTGCAGACCGCGCCGCCGCCGAACAGGATCGTCGCGATCCCGCGCGGGGCGAGCGTAATCGTCGCCTTGTCCTCGTCTGTCCCGGCCACATAGGCCGCCGTGATCGTGCAGGTAATCGTCACGTCGTCGCCGGTATTATTGATGAGCGAGACGGCATCGCCCGCCGCGAACACCCCGTTTGGAACCTCAATGCTGCCGCCGGTCCCGACCGGAACGCACTTGCCTTTATGCGCCGCCGTCAGAACCGTTGCCGACGTCACCTGCGCGACAAACGGAATGCCCAGAAACCCGGGCGCGTTCGTCCCGTCAACCGTGACCGTGTTCTGCGCGAAGTTGACCGTCTTGTTCGTCAGCGCCTCCGCGCCATCCGCAGTCACCGCCGCGCCGCCTGCCGCACCCGCCGCGATATAGGCCCGCCATGTGTCGCCCGTAAAAAAGAGCCACACCAGAGCGCCGCCACTGTCGGCAATCAGGTCTCCCGCCGCCCCTTGGATCGTCTCGCCGTTGCGCGCGATTGTGACCGGGTTCGTGCCCCATGAGCCGTCATAGTCCGCGATCACAATCGAGGCCCCAACCGCCGGTGTCGCGGGCAGCGTCAGAACAAACGCGCCGCCAGAGGTATCAGCGAGAATGACGTCGCCGCCCTTCGCCGTATATGCCGCATCCTTGACTGCGCCGACGGCGGTGCCCGCCGCGTCCAGCGCAGCTTGCAGGCCGTTAATCGTACCGATTTCGTGGCCGTGCCCGGTGGCCGCCTTACCATTGAGCGCGCCCTGTAGGGCCGTGATCTGATCTATGCCGTGGACATGGCCGCTTGCCGCCTTTCCGGCCAGCGCATTTACCAGACCAGACACCTCGTTGATTTCGTGGCCGTGATTGCCCGCTGCCTTTGCCGCAAGGGCGCTGACGAGGTTCGGAATGTCGCTCATTCCAAGAGCCACAACGCCAGTCCTGCCATTGACCGATGAAACGGGCCCCGTCGCGATTACGTCCTCCGCCGCTGCGGCCGCAGCCTGCGCGGCCTGCGCCGCGTCCTGCGCGTCCGAGATGGCGACCTGCGCCGCTGCCGCGTTTTCCATGATGGTCTTGGCGAGGCCCGCCGAGGCAGACACCACCCAATCGTCATAGGCCGCCGCATCGACTGCCCCGCTGATCGCGGTTACTTCGCCAGCCAGTCCGCCATTCTCGCGGACGTAGGTGTCGACCTTGAACAGCGCCCAATCATCAACCGCGCCATTCGCCCGCGATATCAGGACGTATGGGGTGGGCTGGAACAGATCGCGCTGCCATCCCCCCGTGATCTCAAGGGTCGTCTCCAGCCCGACCGTAAGCTTCACAGACGTCGCGCTTTCGGCGACGAGAAAGCCCTCCTGTGAGGCCGCCTGCACCTTGGCGAGCAGCGGCCCCAGAACCTCATTCACGCGGACAAGCCCGAGCGAGACTAGGTTGTCGCTATCGGAAGCGATGCCGCCGATTTCCTCTGAAAGCGCCGTGATTGCCCCCGCAAGGAGGCGGTAGCGCTTGTTGAAGAAGTCGCGGTCAATCTTTTGATTGTCCCGCGCGCGCAGGTCTTCGAAGCGCAGATTGACCGCCATTGAGAGTTACCCCTTCTTGATCGGATTGGCGCTTGCAATCACCTCGGGCATTTCGGCGACGATCTGATCGTAGATGCTTGCCTTGACCGTGTAGCGCGCGCCCGGGCGGAACCGGGCGCGGACAAATTCAAAAGGCCGATTGACCCTGATCTCGTAGTGGGTCGCTGCGTTTTCAGGCATTGCTTGGGTCCTTATGTTTGCGCAAATTCGATCAGTTCAGACACGAGGAACGTGTTGGCCGCAGAGACCGTGCTGCCGACGACCTTCACCGCGTAATCCGACACCGCCGTCACGTTGAAGGTGCTGGTTCGCCGGGTTGTCCCGTCAGGCAGGATCGCGTCCTCGACAACGTCCGCCTCCTCGACCCCATCGAGTGCAACGCCGGTCATAAGCGACGTCGTGCAGCCGTGATCGGTTTCATCATACCCTTGTAGATCAGTGACCACCTTGATCGACGTGGTGGGCGAGCCGAGAACGCGCCCATCGCTGACCCATGTGAACGCCGTCTTGGGGCGCGACACGATTGTGCGCGATCCGCTCGAGACATGCCCAGGCATCAGGTCCGTCGTCCCGGTCAGGACATAGCGCATCGGAACCAACGCAGGCAGGCCGCTCAGATCAGGCCCCTTCGGGTGGACGTCCATTGCCACCCAGGCACCATTGATCTGCAACTCCACGTCCGTCCGACACGCCGGGGGCGTGACGCCGCCGTTCAGCAGGTCCACATCCAGGATACCCCCGGCGAGGCCGAGCGGGCTCATTTCGATGGCGACGCGCGGGCGCTCAAACTTCGCAAAGTAGAGCCGCATCTTCATGTCATCGACCAGATTGCCCGCGAAGAACGCGCCATCGGTCGAGACGAAGAACGTGCCCTGCACGGTCCCGTTGTCGGTGTCCGTCATCGCGACGTAGTGATCGCCGGTCGTGACCAGCACGATGGCATAGCGCCGCCCGGCCTTGAGATAGGTCGGGTCGATGGACAGTCTTGTTTCCACAAGCGACGGCAGGCCCGCCCCGGTATTGACCGCGCCGATCTTGATGTCGGCGACGGGCAGCGTCGTGTTGGAAATGACGCGATCCAGACGCGGCATCCCGTAGCGTGTCTCGCAGACCAGAACGCTGACATCACCGGCGTCAGCCTTGCGGCTGAAGAACAGACCAAACTGCGTGAGCCAGCCGTCCTGGCTGTTCAGGAATGTTTGCGCGACCTGCTGACCATTGATGGTGCTGTTGGTTGTGACCCGCTCCCAATACGGCTCCTCGTAGGTATCAATCCAGAACTGGCGCACCCTGATCCAGTGGACGTTGCCGTTGGGCACGTCCTGCCCGTCGGGCATCTGATCGGGAACGCCGTTTGTGACCTCCCATGTTTCATCGCCGTTGCGAAAGACGTTTGTCGCCAGATCGTAGGTCCCTTGCTTCCACCAGCGCGCGTTGGTGCAGACCTTCTTCTCCGGTCCGAAGCGGCGGCGCTCGCGCGAGCGCATGAGCTGCCTGACATTCGTTGTCTCAAAGGTGTATTGCGCCGTCCGGGTCTCGCCCGAATACCCGGTCAGATCCATGCGCAGGTTGTGATTGAATGCCGGAATGATCAGGCCGCCGCCGACGTTCCTCTGGACGAATACATTGTTCGGATCGAGCAGCGACAGGGTGCTTTCTGCCGACGCCGCACGGGGGAAACGGATGCCTTCGTTCACATCCGCGTCAAAATCAGGATGGTCAGTCTGCGACCCTGCCGCGTCCAGGAAGTGATTGGTGCCGAACCAGACATAAGCGCCCGGCGCATAGACCTCCTCGCGCAGTTCCTCCAATTGCTCGGTCAGCGAGACAATGTCGGATTTGAGCGCGTACCCTGTCATGCTGTCCGCAAGCGCGGACAGATCGGTGCGCAGCGTGTCAACCTGCCCGCTGATCTGGCCGCGCCAGTTTTCCAGCGCGCCGGTGCGATTGCTGAGATCGCGCAGGTTCGGAAGTTGCGTGGGCTTCCACTGCTCAATGGAAATCACGCCGTTGGTGTCGAGCAGGATATAGGCGATCACCGTCATCCCCGCGGCCACCGCCGGGTAGGCCGGGTCCGGGCTTTCGGTCCCGGCCACGGAGCTGATTTCTGCACGGCGCAGGTTTTCCATCGCCACGGACTGCGGCTCGGTTGTTCCCGTCTGCGCGTCGATCAGGAAGTCGCGCGGCTGCACGTCCGTCTCCACCTCCTGCCCGTAACAGACAATCGCGACCCGCTTCCTTGTGACCAGCGGCAGCGTATTGAACAGATCGACAACCACGTCCTCCGGCCGGGCGAATACAGCACCTGCCGCGTAGAGGCGGCCCGAAGTCAGCGTGACCTCCGTCGCCGCCGTCTTGGTGGCGGCAAAGCCGGTATAGGCTTTCCCCGGATCAATCGCGTCCTTGACGACGTGATCCATGCTTTCGCGCGCAAAGTCCTGCGCGTTGTTCATATCGGCGGACTGCAACTCCTGCCGGTCGCGATAGATGACAATGCTTTCCATTTCAGGCTCCGATGAATTCGCCAAGATTGATGCTGCCGTATGGCAGCCTGTCTCCGACCTGCGGCCAGCGATACGTTTTTGTGTCGATCCAGACTTTGTCCCGCAGTGAGCGCGCCACGTTGACCGCCTGCCGCGCATCCTCGATCTTGCTCTGGTCGGCTTTGACGAAGTAGCCGCCGACAAAAGTGCTTGTCGTCCGGGGCCACTGCCGCCCCTTGATGCGAACCCGGGCCTCCGCGTGATACGGGGGCATTCCGAGCCGCGTGTATCCAAGGTGCGTTGATCGCACCCTGTCCGCGATGATCCGGTCCGGATCGTGGATATGCCATCGCTCGTAAAGATACCGCCACGCGATTGACGGCGGCAAATGCGCGCCGATGATGCGCGCTGTATTCTCGGCCTCCTCGTGGCGCTGCCCGGGAAACAGGCTGGATACCTGTGCCGGGTGCGTCTGCGCGATATAATTCGGGCGCACGTCGATCAGATCGCCATCCGGGTAGTAGGTCGTGTATTCCTCCCGACCGAGCCGATACTGATACTCCACATCGCGCGACACACGCACCACGCGACGCCGCACCGAGAAGTCGTCGATCAGGTAGAGTGCCGCCTTCGGGGGCGCGTCCAGATGGATGGCAGCCGTTGGCTTGGCCCCGAGGACAACCTCATCGAATTGCTTTGCGCCAAAGTCGCCCACGCTTTCCGGCGTGACCGTGCGGAAGGTCAGGGTTGTTTCCTCGCCCTTGTCCCAGAGCGTTGCCGTCCGGGTCCATTCCGTCCCGTCCAGATTGACCGGATTGACCGGCCCCGCGACGATCTCGCCGAGGCCCCGGTTGTGCCCGAGGAAGGCCGCGCCCTCCCAGCCTATGCCGCGCGCCACAAACGGATAGATGCGAAGCTGCGCGAAGCGGTTCAGGAACCGTTCCCGCTCGCCCGGCGTAAGCGCGTTCATCATGTAGGTCGTTGCGGGCGGGACAATGAACCGGCGCGGCTCAATGTCCATGATCCGCAGGGCCTCTTCGATTGCCGTCTGCGTGCCCTTGATCGCGTGAAACCGCAGCGACCGCGCCGTGACGACGCGCTTCTGTTCAACCGGCCACTCCCGCTTCCACAGATCGACGGACAGGCCCCATGAGAGCCACGCCAGGTTGGCCTCGGGGATGTTATACGGCTGCTTTAATAGCCGGATATCGACCGGCAGTTCGCCGATCTGTGCGCCCGTCAAATCGGCGGCCTCTTCAAAGGCCGTCCGATTGAGCGGCAGTAATGTCTCCCGTGTCATCGAACGCCCCTATTCGTCGCGGTTGTAAGCCAGCTTCAACACGACCTCCTTGATCGCGTAGACGCCCGTCTCACCCAGGACCAAGTCCTCTGCCGGCTCGATCAGATCGACGCTGTGAACGCCCTCGACGTGCAGCCGGGAGTAGATCGCGGACCGGCGCAGGTTCATGCCCAGCATCCGGTTCGCCTCCAGCCAGTCCGTCAGTGACGTCTGCGCCGCCGCGAGAACCGTGTTCTGATCCGGCCCGGGATAGAGCGTGATCGTCGCCTTGATCCGGGCCTCAAACACATTCGGGGCAAGAACCTCGACCATATCCGTCAATGGCCGCACGTCGTTATCGACGAGCGCCATCCTGATCACCTCCAGTTCGTCAGGTGTGGGCCGGGGCTGATCCCCTGACCGCAGGATAGACACGCGGACGCGGCCCGGCTTGGTCATGATCGCCGATGCGTCACGCGCCCAATCCGCCCGGGTCAGCGCGTGATAGACATAGGCCCCTTTCGGCCCGGCAACGCTGAACGCATCCGGCGCAAGCTGAACGCGGCGGCGCAGGCGCGTGTCGCTCTCATTGACCAGATCGCCAGCCGCATCCTCGACCCTCATGCGCGACACCGAGAACAGGGCCGCCAGATGATCAAGGTCATTGCCGGTCGCGCTTGCGACCATGACCGCGCGGGCCGCGTCATTAATCCGCGCCCGCAGGAGCATCTCGCGATACGCAAATGCCTCAAGCAGCTTGCGCGCCGGTTCGCTTTCTAGGTCAATCACACCTTCGATCAGGGGAAAGCGCGCGACCAGATCATCGCACATGTCTGTCAGGATCGCCTCGAAGGCAAGTTCCTCGACAATATCCGGCGGGGTCATTTCTGACAGGTTGATCGCAGTAAACCGGCTCATTGCGCGCGCATCCTCTGCTCGATGAATACACCGTCAGGATTGGCATAGGCGCTGATCCTGCGCGCGCCCTCCACAGAGAAATCGCCATACATCGCCCGGGGGCGATACTCGCCCTCCAGGAAAAAATGCAACTGGCCGTCGCGGGTTGCGCGCTGCACATCAATCCGCGTGATCCGGTATCTCGGCTCCCACTGCTCGATTGCGGACGTGACCGCAGAGAACCACGGCGTCACCTCGTTGGGCGTGATGATCCGCCCGAGCAAGTTTGGCACGAAAGAGCCATACCATTCCCGCATAACGCGGGTGCCGAATTGCGTGGTGAAAATATCTTGCAGGCTCTGGACGACATGCGGCCATCCGGTGCGGATAGACCCGGTTGTCGCGTTGAAGCCGACGCTCGGGTTGCTCAGATCAACGATTTCCTCGGCCATACCCTGCCTCCTGCGTGAAATGGCCGCCTCGCGCCTGGGGACGGCGCAGCGCGGGCATCACCTGCCTCTAGGTCGCGCGCGCCCTAGTGTTCTGCATCTGACGCAAGCTTCCCAGTCTGCTTCTGGCACGCCTCCAACGTTCATACGGAGGTCCGAGCGGCAGCTATGCGCAGATAGAGAACTTTGCAAAGTTTGACCCGTTTCCCGACAGCGGATGAGGTGGATGGCTCCTGCTCCCCCAGCATCAAATGTGCCAGAATGCAGTTGTCATCAACTGCTAAGAAAGGAGCCACCCAATGTCAGTAAAGACAGTCGGCCTCGATTTGGCCAAGGATGTTTTTCAAGTTCACGGTATTTCCGAGAACGGCCGCGTGATCTTCAATAAGGCAATCAAACGCGCGAAGCTGCTTGCGTTCTTCGAGACTTTGCCCCCTTGCGTAATTGGCATGGAAGCCTGCGGGTCGTCTCATCACTGTGCGCGCACTTTGCGCAAGCTCGGCCACGATGTAAGGCTGATGCCTGCGAACTACGTGAAGCCCTATGTCAAACGCGGCAAGACAGATGCGGTTGATGCGGAGGCAATTTGCGAAGCTGTCAGATGGCCAACAATGCGGTTTGTCAAAATCAAAACGGACCAGCAGGCCGTTCTCTCGATCCATCGCACCCGCGACCTCACCGTTCGACAGCGCACGCAGATGGCCAATATGATCTGTAGTTTGCTGCGCGAATTCGGTCACATTTTGCCCTTGGGTGTTGAAGCAGTAACAGCTTTTGCAAAGCGCCATCTCGATGGTGATCAACCAGACATACCCGACATCGCCAACGGCATGCTGGGAATGCAGTGCTATCAGTTCATTGGACTGAGTGAACGCATCACAGGCTATACCAAGATGATTGAACAACACGCTTTGCTCAGCACAGATGCACGTCGGTTGATGGGCATGCCGGGCATCGGCCCGATCACGGCGTCTGCGATTGTCGCGACCATTGGCGATGCCCATCAGTTCCGAACAGGCCGTGACCTGGCGGCTTGGCTCGGACTAACCCCGCTCAATAAATCCAGCGGAGGAAAGGAACGACTTGGGAAAATCACCAAGAAAGGGGATCGGTACATTCGCAAATTGTTGGTAGTCGGCATGACGTCGCGCGCTGTCATGGCCAAGCGTTCGCCGGAAAAGGTTGATCTTTGGACAGCCAAAATCATTGCCGAAAAACCATTCCGATTGGCAACAACGGCAATGGCAAACAAGGCGGCTCGTGCCATTTGGGCCATGCTCACAAAGAAACAAGAATACCGGCAGCCAGCGTTCTAACCGCGCTGACTGCCAAGAGATGCAAGACGTTGAAGTGATGATGCGGAATTAAGTCAACCAAGAGCAAGGACACTCCGGGAAGGTCCGCGGCCCTCTGAGGTCGATAAGCCGAATGGAACCTCGCTCGCGGAACTCATCAGGGCCAGTGACGACAATGCCGTCACATAAACAGGCCGGACACACGACTGTACTGACTAAAAAGACCGCAAATATCACCAGAAAACCCTTGCAATGCAGGAGCCACCCACACAGGACCTTCGTGCAGACTGCGGCGAACGACGGCAGCGAGCCCGTTTTTGTTACTCTTCTAAGCGAGACTTTTGATATCCGATCTGCTGGTGCGCAAGACCCAGCACCTCATCGAAAGCTGAATAAAGAGTTCACCTTCCTACATCTCGGTCATATGATGCCAGCACCGATCTGGCGTTCCAAACAGGGTTGAAGGATAGATGTCGAACACTGAGCAGGCAGTTATTTTGCTAACAGCAGGTCACGGAACCCGGATGCAATCGCGGACGGCCAAAGCACTTCATAGAATAGGCGGCGCTCCGCTGCTCCATCATGCTATGAATTCAGCACAAGCTCTAAAGCCCTCCAAAGTTATAGTCGTTGTCGGCTCCGGAGATGGCGCCAACAACATAGCTCGGTCAGCGACCCAGTTTGATCCCACCACAATCATTTCAGTACAAGATGAGCAATTGGGCACGGGCCATGCTGTGATGTCCGCGGCCGACGCTTTATCCGGCTTCGGAGGTGTCGTGACTGTCCATTACGCAGACGCTCCTTTGATTACGGGAATAACACTCCAGAGGCTTGCCTCTGCGGCGGAACGCAACGACATGGCGTTGCTTTCCTTTCACGCCAAAGAGCCAGGGCGTCATTCCCGAGTGATTATCGACGAATCGAAGCGTGTTTCGAAGGTTATTTCATTCAAGGATGCAAGTAGCACAGAACTCGATAGCAGCTTGTGCTTTTCCGGGTTATTATCTGGCCAATGGGAAACTTTGTCTAAAGCTCTACAACAAATCAATAATAATAACGCGGCGGGCGAATACTTCCTAAGCGATGTGATAGATATCGCCTTACGTACAGAGGGAAATATCTCATGTGTAACGTGTGAAGAAGAGGAAGCGTTCGATGTAAACGACAGAGTGTCTCAGGCCAATGTAGAAGCCCTATGGCAAAAACGGGAGCGCATGAGTGCTATGCAAAGCGGTGTCACGCTGGTCAGCCCCGAAACTACCTATATGGCTTTTGGTGCCACATTCGGTCGCGATGTTGTTGTAGACCCGTACTCGAGCCTGGAAGCCGGACGCGCCTATCCAGACGGATCGCATATTCGTCCAACTTCAACAATTTCAGCAAGCTCTATTCAGGAGGCGCTTAAAGGGCGCCTGATAGATATCCATTTTGGATTGGGGGCTATTGCTGAATTGATCGCACATGAACGCGAAAGAGTCAGAGGTCGGAATGTCGAAAGTGAGGTCGATGTAAATGAGAGAGATCAACAACTTGAGCTATTCGATAAAGTGTTAATTAGGGTCGACCAACTTTCGGCAAGAGTCCCGGGCGAAGAGGCAGAAATTACAGACGAAAAGGTGGAGGATTTGGTCCGTATCCTCCGTAGTTTTAAGCAGGAGGTGGTTCAGTGGTGTGAGGAGAACATGACGGAGGTAGTTGATGGCGGCAACAGGTTGATCCTGATAGGGTCCACGTCAGCCATATTCAGTCTTTTTAGTGCTCCGCTGATCGGTATAGGTGTAGGAAGCGTGCTCTTCGGAGGAAAGAAAGCAGCCGAGTTGGCTAAGGCGCTCAGGGGATAGGCTAAACCCCACCTCATTGAGACTTTTATTTCTGGTTAAATGTTCCACGCAACGTCGATCCAGAAAGTAAATATTGGGAAACGGAATCGCAACAAACGCGCCACGCTGGCTCAGAGACGCGGTCAAAACCCACCGTTTTCGACACTGCGGGTTTCGTAAGAGCCAATGTTGGCGCTCATGCAGCGAATTGGTGCTCCGTCCGCAGTGTGCCAGTTCGCGTGCGGCGCGGTGAAGGTCCGCTATCGCAAACTCGCGTCTAAGACCGTGGGTCCGCTCTGGGCTGACAACCGTCATCCGAGATTTTCGCTAGGGATACTTGCCTCCTGACCTCACGTTTGATTCCAGACGGGCATCTTGTGTCAGGTGCAGAACACTAGCTTGACGCCTTCTTCGCGGCATCAGCGGGCGCTGATGCCGCCTTATCGGATTTGTCGGCCTTGGCCGCGCTCGGTCGCTTGATCGTTTTGGCCTGATCTTCGAGGTCCACCAGCGCCCCGTTGCGCAGGTCGTGCTTCGCCTCCTTGTCGGCGAGCGTCAAAATGGTGCCGACGCCCGTGTTGTTGCGGCCCGCCACCATCGGGCCAGCCTTCTCCGTGATCGCGTATCGCTTCATGGTTTCTTCCTTTCACTCATGTTCCCGGCACTCTGCCGGGGACTTTTGGTGACCCGGTGGGTTGCGGGCCGGGTTGGATGGGCGCAGACGCCGGAGCCGGAGGCCAGACTGACGCACCCGAGACAATTGGCTGATTGGCGAAGATCGCCTTGTCCACGCTAAGGCCCGCGTTCCAAACCCGGACCCCGCCCTCGCTTATGACAAGGCCAGTCTCCCCGACCTTGATCACGACCTGTTCTTCTTTGATCTCGATGCGCACCTTTCCAAACGTCAGGACGTTTTCAGACGTCCAGTTTGACGGCGTCGGGTTCGGCTGCGACCAATGCAGCGGCACAGCCACCGCTTGCTGAAAGTCGCCGGTCGGGCTGACCATTGTAAATTGTTGGCCTATGACTGGCGGCGTGTGAACCTTGAGCGCCCCGGCGAATTGCGCATACGGCACCCAAGGCGAAAGGAAGCGGCCCGACCCGCCATGCGCAGGCCCGAGATCAAGGCGCACGCGCAGCATGTCCATATCGACTTCGGCCACCGTGCCGTGCCGCATCATGCCGGTGACACGGCGCTCCAGATCGGTGACCCGCGCAACAAGCTCGACAAGTTCCTTAAGCGCCATCATCTTCCTCCGCGAGGATCATGTCGCCGCCCACCCTCGCGTCGTCTACAAAGACCGCTGTCGCCACCTGCGGATCAAGGCCCCGAAGGTCCATGACCGGACCGATGCCAATCTGGTCGGCCACCTCAAGCGGGATACCAAGCGCCTCGGCCGCGCGGCGCCAATCCGCGAGCGGTGTACCCTCAGTCTCGGCGCGCAGGAGACCTGCGATGCTGGCCAGATCAGGGTCTGCCTCCATCAGAGACAGGACTTCGCCCCAGGCGCTGTTTGGCGCGATGGTGCCACCGGCCACCGGCGTGTCCACCAGATCACAGGTCAGCACCAGCTGCCGCGCGGCAAAGCGCACGCCGTTTTCGGCCGATGCGCCGCGCCGGGAAAGGCTGCGCGTGATCCGGGGGACCAGCATCATCCAGACGCGCGACCACGCATTGTCGTCGCGGTTCAGAGCGCGCGCCACCTGATGCTCCATGATGTCGAGCGTCAGCTCCATCCCTTCGTCCGTGTGCGGGATCGCGATCGTAATCTGGCCGCCCTCATCGTCCGTGGCAGGCACCTCCACCCGGGATGCAATGGCAATCTCGATCACCAGATCACACCGATGGGCACCACTGTTGAGGTCCCGACCGGTGACGTCCAGGGCGTGTTCATCCGTGGTCACCACGATCAAGGGCTGGCGGGTTTCGGCGATGGTCTGGTCGATCGGGTCCACCGCGCTGTCAAACACCCGTGGCCCGGCTAGCGTCCGGTCGAGCAGCGCGCGCGCAGCAGCCAGCCGCATGACAAGACGGGTCAGGCTCATGGTGCGTCGTCCTCCCGGACAAGGATGAGGGTGAGATCGCCGAGGTCCGTGTGATGGACCGCGCCGATCGCATAGACCGGTGGGCCTTCGCGGCTGATCAGCGTGATCGCATCGCCCTTGGTGGGCAGCGCTGTCAGCGCGGCGACCTGCGCCTTGGCGATCCAGAACTCAGCAGCGGTTGAGCCAAACTTGGTTGTGCCCGACATCTGACTACCCCGTGCCTGGCCGCGCAGGTCGTCTTTCACAGGGCCCGCCGAGAAAACACCGTGAACCGTGACCTCGGTGCGGTCCGGGTCCACTGCGCGCTCAGCATATTGCGTGGATCGGCGTGGGCGCAGAAGGACGGGCTCTGCAAACACCTCGGACATGACCGTCGATATGGCATCGTCGAGGGCCCTAAAAACACTCATTGCTGTCATCTTGTTTCTCCAAGGAGAGGCGTGTCAGCGACCGGCTGCCACGGTCTGTGCCAGGGCAAGACCCAATGCATCCCCAGAATCTGTGGACAACTCTGTGGAGAAAGCGCAGAATTTGCCTCTAACGTAGCGATATCTTGACTGTCTTATCGATACGCCTAAAATCTAGGCGTATCTTAAGATACTGTTTTGTAACATATTTTCTTCAAGGTGAGAAGAACACGCGATCTGGGCCGGAGATTTGTAACAAGCCCATGTCAAGGTTTAATAAGTCAAACGCGACAAGAGCTTGCTGCGGGTCAGCATGTTTCTGCAGGCGCTTACCTTATGTTCGCTTGCCGGGGATCAGCACGCGCGGTCGCGTGCAGTATTGCAGGGCGTTCATCTGGAACTCGAGGTTCACACCCTTGCCGTTCTGCATTTCCCACTGCTTGCCATAGAGGCGCTGGCCCGGCGTGTTCACCGTTTCGATGTAATCAGCCGGAGCATAGACCGTGCGGAAGAGACCGGGCACGCCCATGGGCACGAGATGGCACTTGTCGGTCTCAATGCCGACATTCTGACCACCGCGGTAGTTCATCCAGGTGATGCCGCCAAATTCGAAGGCGCCGTAGATGCCGGAATTGCCCGAATTGATGTAGGCGTTGCGCAGCGAGGCGGCGTCGGCATAGCCCTTGTAGGTATCGCGGACTTCCTTGTGGCCGATCAGGTCGTCGAAGAACGCGTCGCCACACAGCGCGATCACGCTCGTGTAGGGCAGACCGTCGAGGATGCCCGCCATCTGACGGATGACACCGGCGCATTTCTTGCGCAGAGCCCCGTCAGTGGCGCTGGCATTGTCGAGGTCAAAGTCGACCACGGCCTGCTGGCTTTCACCAAACTCGGTGAAATAGTCGAAGAGGACCGAGCCGTCAGCGTCCAGAAGCTGGCCGGTCTTCAGGATGTTGAGCCGGTGATATTCCTCGGTCAGAGCGAAGAACTGGCTGGCCTCCGCTGCGCGGTCCGCAATCTTCTGCTGTAACCGTTCGACAGCCACTTCCTGACCAAAGGCCCGGACCTGCTGTACCTCGTCGGCATAGATCGCATCGTCCACCTGGAAGTGGGGCACCTTGAGCATCCGCATGGCGCGTTTCGATTTGTCGAAGGTCTGGCCGGGACCGCCACGCGGGCTGGCGGAGACCAGCATGCGGTTCTGCTCCTTGTCCTTCTCGATCGCGATATCGAGCGTGTCGATGCTGGTGGTCTGGAACAGCCCCATCTGACCGATGCGGGAGGGCGTGTATTTTATCTCACGAAGCGCATCCGTGAGGCGCATGACGCTGAAAGCGTCCTGACTGAAGATGTTGAGGATCGACATGGGGTGTCCTTTTTGCGTCGGCGCGCCAGCGACTGGCCACGCGGGATCGGCCCACAGCACGAGGGCGAGAGGGATCAGATTTGAAATGTGAGAGATTCGGGGCTGGCGTTAGCGCACTGCGAAAGTCGTGCGCAATCAGCGCACGATAATGCCTACACCCGCGAGATCAGCTCGGGCAGCGACCTGTTCGGCGACCTGGTCGCGGTCGGGATGGTAGGTCAGGATCTTGCCATTCACCTCGGCGTCCCGAGTGATGCCGGCAACCGCAACATCACTTGCCGTGGCATCACAGCCGTAGAACGCGATTGCCACGGCGGTCTGGCTGCCATCCGTAGCCCCCACGGCACTGGCCAGATATTTGCCGCTGGCGGTGATTTTGCCCAGCACGGTGCCCGGCGCGATGATGCCCGCGCCATCGGCGATGGTGATATTTTCCCGCGAGCGCTGGCCATTGGCCTCGGTCATCAGGAATTCGCCGGGATGGCGGCCTTCTGTGAGAACAGTCATGGTCTCGGTCTCCTCTTCAGCCGAAGCGCGCATTGGCGTGGGTGATGGCTTTTGACCACCCCGCCACACTGCGCTCGGCGCGGTTGCGTTGATCGGCCGGGGTTTCGGCCCCGAGCTCGGTCTCGTGTGCGGCCCGGTCGGCAATCGTCGTGGGGACCGATGCCTTGGGGGACGCCGTCATAACTTTCGCCGCGTCCACAGCCGTCATCTCCGTCTCGAGCGCCAGAACCAGCGCTTGCGCCTCGCGCCCTTCGGCCTCGGGCGCTGTCAGGATGGACTTGATGCGGGACGTGGCCTCGGCTTTGCCAGCGGTGACACCGGCGGTATGCGCCTCGGTGCGGGCGGCATCGACAGCGGCTTGCAGGTCGGCCGGACTGATACCGGGAACCGATGCGGCTGAAGCCACCGCAGTATCGGCCTCCATAGGTGTCTGGCATTTCGTCGAATTGGTCATGGGTCCTCCCTTTCTCTGGGGAATTGCCCCGGAGGGCGGTTGCGAGAGCGCGGCGATCACCTCGTCGAGGCCCGCCATGCGATCGGCGAGACCTTGAGCAATGGCATCCGCGCCAAGATAGGTCCGGGCTTCTGTGGCTCGGATTGCCTGTTCGGTCATGCGACCAGCGCGGCCCTCAGCCACAATCCCCACGAACTGGTCGTAGATTTTGAGGACCTCGGCCTGCAGGTCAGCGCGCACGGCGTCCGACAGGGGCCCGAACGGGTTGCCATCAACCTTGTGCGCACCGGCATGGATCAACGTCGGCTTCACGCCGCGATCTTCCAGTTCGCCCGAGCGGTCGAGATGGGTCAGTACGACGCCGATCGATCCGACCATCGAGGTGGGCGACACGATGATTTCGCGCGCAGCACTGGCGATGCCATAGGCAGCCGAGGCGGCCACATCATTGACGAAGGCCACAACCGGCTTCACCTCGTTCACAGCGCGAACGAGGTTGGCTGTCGCAAACATGCCCGTGGCCTCACCGCCCGGACTGTCGATATCCAAGAGGATTGCTTGAACCTCCGGATCGGCTTGCGCCTCGCGCAGTTGCGCGGCAATCCCCTCATAGGAGACGAGCCCCGAATTGGCCCCGATCCAGGCACCCCGGTTCACAAGGCTGCCGACGATCGGCAAGATGGCAACGCCGTTTGCAACGCGCATTGAGCTTACGCTGCCATTGTCGCGGCGGTGACTGCCGACAAATCGGTTGGCCTCGGGCCCCGGCAGGCTCATAGGCTCGATCCCAATCCGGCCCTGCAGCACATGCAGGATCAGATCGGCCTTGTCCGGGTGTAGCAACAGTGGGCGGTTCAGTACCCGCCCCGCGATCTGCGCCAGCGTTGGACGCGCATTCGCCACTGCAGAGTGTTCAACATCTGGCGGCTCTGTCATCTCACCCCTCCTGTTCCGAGCGCAAAGCGCCGAGGGCCACGGCCCTGCTGTTGTGCACATTGCTCTTCAAAGCGGCGAATGACGGCCAAGAGCCGGTCGGGATGCGCACGATGATAGGTCACCGACCGCTCCACCCCGTTCGATCCCGCCCGGAACCGTACCTCCATGGCACCTTCTCCCGCGACGAGCCGGACATAGACCTGCCGCAGGCTGGCGGCCGCCGCGCAGGGATCGGCCTCGTCAATACTGATGGTCATGCCTCGTCCCCGTCGCCCATACTGTCATTTTCATCTGCGTCAGCCGCACTCAGCCCACCGCCCTGCGCCCCCATCATCTGCGGCTCGGGCAGCCCGTATTCAGCTCGCAGCGCCTGTTCCTGCGCCAGTTGCTGGTAGACATCGTCCACATCCGCCCCGAGATCGGTGCAGATCATCGCATCCGACATCACACCAAGGCGCCTCCAGACCTCGTGGGCCTTGGCTTTTTTCAGATCATCGGCCTGCGGACGCGGGTCACCCCGCCAGTCCGCCCGGCACGCAGCCGTGCGATTGGCCATAAAACCGGCAATCCCGCCCGGAAACGGCAGGCTCCCCGCCTCGATCTCTTCCTCAAGCCAGGCCTCAAAGATCGGCTGGCAGAACGGCGCCATGATGTTGCGTCGCCGGGCTTTCGTGATGGCAAAGATCTCCGTGGTCGCCGCCTGCAGCGAGGAATAGGTCGCGCCGACATTATCGCCGGTCGCACTTTCATAGGTCAGCCCGAGACAGCGCGCGAGTTCGCGCAGCAGATGCATCGCAAAGGCCGCGTAATCTGAAGACGGGTGGTTGCTGGTATGGAACTTCAGCTCCTGACCCGGAAACAGATGCGCCAGCCGCCCATTGATCCCGACATCCAGCGTGCTGCCGTCGTAATAGCCTGCAACCATTTCGATATACGCCTCCATCGGCGAGATACCCTGCGCCAGCATCTGCGCCTGCTCCTGTGGCGTCAGCAAGCCTTGGAGTACCTGTTCCGTCGGCTCGTCGGACGTGATCGTCACCGCAAACAGCGTCTGCACAATCGCGGCCATCAGCGTGGCATCCGCCAGCTGGTCAAACTGCCGCGCCACCTGCAGCGCCGGAACCAGAGGCGAGATGCCCCGATGTGTACCAGGCGCGCCCTCGAAGATGTGGATCACCCGGGGTCGACCCGCCCGGTCGCGGGCGCGCACATCATATTCCTCTTCATGCCCAAACAGGTCCTTGCGGATCGCGCGGTAGCCCACCGGCATGCCGTCGGCATCGGTGTAGACCCCGTTGATCAGCCGCTTCATGCTTTCCGTCTTGCGCGAGAGCCGCTGCGGCGGCAGCAGCCGCACCTTGGTGCCGTAGCGGTTCCAGGGCCGCTTGCGCCAGGGCAGCTCCGCGAGGATTTCGCCCGTCACAAGCCAGGAGCGAAACGCCGCCGCCTGCATCTGACCAAAGGTGCGCAGGCCCTGAATGTCGCATTCCTGCGCGCTCCGCGCCCAAAGTTCGAACCGACGCTCGACCGTCTTCGCCCAGTCAGATGCTTGGGCTGGCGTCATCCCAAAAGTCTCGTTCTCCGGCAACACCTTCAGCTGCAGACCCGTGCCCACGGTATTGGCGACGCATTGCTCCATGGCCCCGGCCAACCAACCGCTGTTGTGCAACAGGTCACCCACCCGCGCGGCCGCATCGTCCCAGGCCTCGCCAATATCATCTTGGGCCTCCCGCAGCGCCGGTTTCCACCCCGCAAAGGTGACACCCCGCCCGCCGCGCATGTATTTGCCTGAGGGTTTGGGGAGGGTCATCCCCTCAGGCCCTGCCGGTTGAGGCAGCGCCTCCGCCAGCAGAGTCTTCAGCTTTGACATCACGGACAT